GCCATATTAACATAAATATCGAATCTATTTTTTTATATGTAAATAGTAAAAAAATTATGGTGGGGTGCATCCTGACCCATATGTTACTGTACCAGGAACATATGATTGGGAACCATAAGACGTCGGGGTTATTGAGGTAATATACGCACCATTAATTATTTCCAAACTTATATACGAACCAACACTATTAGAAACATATGCGGTACCGCTACTTATCACTAAACTGCTTTCAATATGTGTACCGAAATCACCATCAATAACAAAATTTACTGTTATATCTGTAGAAACGTTCACTGAACTAAATAAGGTCATTGTTACGCTATTTCCACCCGTAAATTCAGCACAACCGGTAATATCTACTTGTGTTCCAGCAGGATCGCAAGGTGTACAAGATTGATCTGTTTCATATGCTTCACAGCCATATCCACAGTTTTGATAGAAAGGCGTGACTGTAGGTGTAACTGTGTATGTTGGCGTTATAGTTAATGTCGGAGTTATCGTTTGAGTTGGTGTTAACGTAATAGTTGGAGTAATAGTTGGGGTTGGTGTTGGTTGAGGACAAAAAGCACTACAACTTATATTACCGCTACCAGACATATTTGTTATTAACGCTACTCGTGGTGACACTGCACTTATTACTCTTAATATTAACCCTGTTGTTGGGTCTAATCTATAACGAGGAGTTGGTGCTATTGTTAAATCAACGGGGTTACTAATATATAATTCACTAACATAACTACAAGACCCATCTTCTAAACACCCGTACTCTTCCGCTAAAAAGTAAAAATTAGGATCAATTGTTGGTGTAATAGTAGGTGTTAGTGTTAGCGTATGTGTTGGTGTAATAGTTTGAGTCGGTGTTATAGTTTGAGTTGGTGTAACTGATTGGGTTATAGTAAGGGTTGGTGTGACTGATTGGGTTATAGTAAGGGTTGGTGTAGGTGTTGGCGTTGTTCCACAATTAACATATTCAATTTTTTTACAAACTGGGCTGCTTGGATTTGATAAATCTAAACTATAGGTTGCTGGACAACTGTAGTTGCTACAGAATTGTTCGCCGGCGAGCGGTCCTCCAGGTAAATAATCACCAGTAGTAAACACTTTAGTTACCATTGTATTATTTGTTGCAGAAGTAAGTTGTGATAGTGTGTTGTCGTAAATTTCCGCAACGAACGAGCCGACACTACTTCTGTTCCAGTTTTCTATTTCAATAATATTTGGTCCTGCTTGTAAAATTACAGGGTATATGTGATAGAATCTAAAATTATCAACTGGTTGAGTATCTGCTTGATTAACTAATGTAACTGAGTTTAATTTGATTGTAATATCGTTATCACCAGCAACACCAATATAATATGTCTTAGTTGTTGATAAAGTAAACGTTGCGCAGAAACTAACATAATTTGGATAGTTAATTGATGCCGGTCCAGGCCAGTTTGTGTTTCCTGAAACCCAAACATTGTTATCATTCATAACACTAGCCCAATACGCCTCAACAGATGTTGTGCTAGATCCGTCATATGCATTAGTGAACCCGGAGAACGCTAAGTTACCGCTTATACTATTACCAACACCATTGTAATCATTTACGTTATAAATTTTAACACCATATTGACCATATGATGAGTTAAAACCACCATCACCAACGTATAAACTTGAAACACTTGTTGGGGTAGTTGTTAAAACTCTGTAACAACTATTACCATCAGATGTTAAAGTAAATCCGGCAGGACAATCGCAAGTTGGTGTTAGTGTAAATGTTGGGGTTATAGTTTGAGTCGGTGTAATAGTTTGAGTTGGTGTAATAGTTTGAGTCGGAGTTATTGTTGGCGTAATAGTTTGGGTTGGTGTGATTGACTGGGTAATTGTAACAGTTGGTGTAATAGTATATGTTGGTGTAATAGATTGAGTAATAGTAACAGTAGGTGTAATAGTATATGTTGGTGTTATAGTTTGAGTCGGTGTAATAGTTTGAGTTGGTGTTATTGTTGGTGTGATTGTATATGTAGGTGTAATAGATTGAGTAATCGTTAACGTTGGCGTGATTGTATATGTCGGTGTTATGGTTAATGTTGGAGTTATCGTTTGTGTTGGTGTAATAGTTGGGGTAATGCTATATGTTGGAGTAATTGTATATGTTGGTGTAATAGTTAATGTCGGTGTGATTGTTGGTGTGATTGTATATGTAGGGGTTATAGTTAATGTCGGTGTAATTGTTTGAGTTGGTGTAATAGATTGAGTAATAGTAACAGTAGGTGTAACTGTCGGAGTGATACTGTATGTTGGAGTTATAGTATATGTTGGTGTGATTGTAAATGTTGGAGTTAATGTTTCGGTTGGTGTGATTGTTGGTGTAATTGTGTATGTTGGTGTTAATGTTTCGGTTGGTGTAATAGATTGAGTAATAGTTAACGTTGGTGTTAATGTTGGTGTAAGTGTTGGTGTCTCGGTTGATGTTGGTGTTGATGTGATTGTATATGTTGGTGTTAATGTTTCAGTCGGTGTAATGGTTGGGGTTATACTATATGTTGGAGTTATAGTGTATGTTGGAGTTATAGTGTATGTTGGGGTTAACGTTTCTGTCGGTGTGATTGTTGGTGTGATTGTATATGTAGGAGTAATAGTTTGAGTCGGTGTAATAGATTGTGTAACCGTTACCGTTGGTGTTAATGTTTCTGTTGGAGTAAATGTAGGTGTTAGTGTTTCAGTTGGTGTTATGGTTAATGTTGGAGTAATAGTTGGCGTAATACTATACGTTGGTGTAATTGTATATGTAGGCGTTATGGTTAATGTTGGGGTAATAGTTGGTGTTATACTATATGTTGGAGTTATAGTGTATGTTGGGGTTATAGATTGAGTAGGTGTAATAGTAAGTGTTGGTGTTATAGTAAGTGTCGGTGTTAGTGTTTCAGTTGGGGTAACAGTAAGTGTTGGTGTTATAGATTGTGTCGGTGTAATTGTATATGTCGGTGTAATAGATTGAGTTGGGGTTATTGTAAATGTAGGTGTTAATGTTAACGTTGGTGTTAATGTTTCAGTTGGGGTTATAGATTGTGTTGGAGTAATAGTAAGTGTCGGTGTTATAGATTGCGTTGGAGTAATAGTAAGTGTCGGTGTTATAGATTGGGTAGGTGTAATAGTAAGTGTTGGTGTTATAGATTGAGTAACAGTTAACGTTGGTGTTAATGTAGCGGTTGGTGTAATAGATTGTGTAGGCGTGATAGTGAACGTTGGTGTTATTGTTGGTGTGATAGTCGGTGTTGGTGTAGGTGTGGCATTACTATGGTGTGTACCACAAGTAACAATTGGAGTGCTGTTACATACACCACCAGAATGTATTCTCGGATTATAATCATTTATACATGAACCAAAAGAATAATACTGTTCTAAATTAAAATCTAGATTTTTAAATTTATTTTGTGTAAACGATAATAATAATTGAGAATCAGCATTTCCGTTAAATAAAACAACGTCACCAAATCCATCAAAATTTATATGATAAAATATACTTTTAGAACAGTAATCTAAATCAACTGTTTCAACTTCAATCGGAAATCCTAATTGGTTTAAAAGATAATCACCATGTTGTTTAAAGTATGACTCATCGACATCACAACAAGGTTCGATTGGTGGTTCTGGTTTAATAATTAAATTCTCTGGGAATTCACTAATAAATTTACCATCTCTGTAAACTCTTAATTCTGTTGTCGGTAAAACTTCAAACTCATTATTGATTAAATGCTTTTTAATTGAACCTAAGCAATCAATATTTGTAATTTCAATTAATTTATAATCAAACCCAAAAGAGTAACCACTTATTGGGACATTTCTAAAATCTGTTGTAGGGAATGGACAATCTAAAAATTCCGCAGACAACAAATGATCACCATTATTTACATTTTCAATTAATGTTTCATTAATTACCCCAGACGATATTGCGGCTTGAACATCTAACCATGTATTAACGTTGATAGTATTTCCAGTGGCCTTTAGTACAAAAGTTCCTTTCTTTATGCCGTAATCAAAGGTTGGTCGATATTGTATTTTTGGTGTAATAGTAAATCCTGTGTAGTTATCACAATATGTTACACCAGATATTACGGAAACAACATTTCCGGAACCATCTATTGACGAAATTTCAAATAATTGTGTGTGGCTACGACCAGATGTTGACAATGGGTATGGGTCATGTTCAATTTTTATATCTAAACCCTCAATTTTTAACTTTTGTTCGCAGTTTGCGGCATCGGTTATGATTAAGTCGATCGGGTTATTGTTGATATCCCCATCTTCGTACACATCTTTAATTATAAAAACACATGGATCAGAAATAGATCTTTGAATTTCTATTGGACTTATTCCGTCATTGTAATTTTCATCACAATCATAGAAAATGTTCACTCCCCAGATATCATCTTCGTTTCCTGTTGCCCCGCTTATGTTAATGTAAACATCACTTTTTAATTTACAAATTTCGTCTCCTGATTCAAAAACATCACATGGTGCTGTTACGTGTACTTCTAATTCACACGTTGGTGGTGTATAGATATAATCAGCCAAGAAAAAGAAGTCGATATAATCTTTTATTGTACAATCACTGTAACCATTTTTATAAGAGTAAAATTTAATTTTTTCAATTCCATCAACATCGGTAAAAATTTCATAAGAAATCATTGGTGTGTATCCGGTGCATGTTGAACCAGATGTTACAGCACTATATGGTTCATATGTTGGAATACAACCTTCGGTATATCCAGTGTATGTTGTGTTAATCTCATCAACCAAATCGGCTAATGCGTTTTTCCATTGGGTTTTTATTGCTGTTATGTCTGGATTTATCCAATCTTTATATTCACATATTAATGGTACATATGTTGATGATGTTGTTAGATCAGTACATGTTGCGCCAGGAGTAAACGTGTCAAATAAAGTATCACCAAACAAATCAACAGTTGTTGTTCCGGTATATTCAATACCGTCAATATCAATAACTAAAGAATATGTTATTCCACTAAATTTAATTAACCCTCTTAAGTTTTCTTCACCGCCTAGAATAGTTTCTAAATCCTCTTCAATTGTTGTTTCAAAATCTGGATATAGATTATCTACGAACTCAGTTGGTTGGCAAGGGAATCTGTATGGGTACTTTGGTCTACCTAAAATATTATTTTCAATTAAATTACCACCTAACCATAACGTTGTTGCTGGAATTATCTGATCTAATATGTTTGTCCAATACGGACTCATCACATCAACAAAGTTGTACACATCAATGAAATCATATGATGTAAATCCTGGGTGTGAATAATATTCTCTAAAAATTTCCTCTAATACAATATAATTTTTCTTGTATTTTATTGTGTGAGAATTTTTTATTTGCTCACTTAATAGGTCTTGAGTAAATTGAGCGTATGTAATACCTGTTTGTATTGGTAGTGTTCCAAATGTTAATTCTAAGTTTTGTGATTTTTTCCAAATATCATAATCAACGGCTTTTGCTGTTGATAGAAATACATTTATATTTTTTCTATTTAATACTAATCTTGCGGTGTCTAAATCATCAACAACTTGTCCTTTAACATTATCAATAGCGTTTCTTAAATCATAACCATAATCAAGACCAGGAATAGTTCTGTATATGTCATAATAATCTTCACCATATGTGAATGATTTTGATTTTGTTACTAATGTTTTTGTTCTACCAGTTGTAATTGAATTTTGAGTATCTAATATATCGTGCGCTCTATGGTCTAATGTTTGTTCATACCAACCGGCACCCATTTGGAAAAATATGTTCTCTTGGTTTGTTGTTGGGGCGGAGGGTAAACCTGTTGCTTCGTCAACCGGGAAATCTGTTCTTTCGTTAAAAGCATCATCACCAACAAGTTCATTAATGTCGTATTTAAATGTGTCAGGATTAAATGATAATGTTTTTGTGATTTTACCACCTTGTATAACTTCATTAATGTCACTTTCAATTCTACCGGTCGGTAAACTTGATGTAACATTATAAACAAACTCGTCAACTTTAATCATTGGATCTGGTGCACCGATGAATTTTAAGAAAAACTCTAAACTACTTCTAGTTCCTTTCGATTTGTATATGTGAGCAAGGTTTACTAAAATTCTTCTATAGAACTCAATTTCTGCGTCTACCAAAGTTTTACCTATTGGTACGCCTTGGTATGTTTGTCCACCTAAATTATATAATTGTTCTTCTAGTGTTTTTTGATCAAATAAATTAACTGTATTTAGACCTAATGTATTTGCTAGGTTTTTTAAAAAAACATCTGGTAAGTTGTTGATTGTGTCATAACTTACATTACGCATATATGCGATATTGTCGATATATTTTTTTACCCTATCAAAACTTTGACCATACAGTTGGAAGATTTTGTTCGTCTTCTGATCTTCTGTATCAAATTCAAAAAGTTGTGGTGCGGTTAAGAACCTAACAATTAAGTTAGATTTATAATCATCGATTTCAATCGCTAACGAATTAACAGTGTCAATATATGATTCAAAATCAACACCAACTATTTTTATGTTCCAACCGTCTTTAGATATTGGCCATATAGCATATTCTGTAACAATTTCGGTTTTGCCGCCACCTAAAGTATCTTTAGGGACCTGAAAACCTGCTTTATATTTAGGATATGTCTCTCTATTTAATAGTGTTTGTTCTAGATCATCTAACCCTATGTAAAATTCCTCAACAACACCATTACTGGGTCTAACAATATATGGACTAGTGTACGTTGTTGTGGTGAATGGTTTACCAGTAACTTTTAATGTTATTTGGTTGTTAGCGTCCGGTTCAGTGTAAGAAACAATTTGATATGTTTTGTCATTTACATCTAAAACATATTTTTTATAAGAAGAATAAAATTTTCTTATTTGGTTATCAGTATCATTTTCTTTATTTACTACGGGAGCAATAAATAAAATATCTAATGGATTATAAATAATAGACGTTTGTAGCGTAAAAGTTGTTCTATCTGTTAAAACGTCATATGAAATATTTTCTGCAGAATATATTGAGGATGCGATTGGTGACGTTGGGTCAACCATGAAAACCGCTGGGAAATTTTTTATAATTCTACCAGTGGAAATAGCAAATCTTTCTCTTAAAGAACCAAATAAAGATTTACTAGCATCGTTTTTAGAATCATTAAACTTAATTGGTCTTTTTTCTCCCGTAGATTGAGTTACGGTAGTTGGAGAATCTGTTTCAATTTTTAAATCATCTAAAGTTAAAAAATTAGAAAAAGGTGCTGTCTTAAATGACTTAGCATCTTTTTGTGGAATCACTTTATCAACGGCAAATACACTATTAGTCAGTTGACTAGTTCCATCGGTAATTTGACTTCCGATTAAACTATCTGAAAACGTTTCATTCCCCGATGCCGCCTGACTTGGTACTTTTCTTGTTGCCATTATTGTGTGATATCATCAAAGTTTAAGGTCTCATCTATATTAGTTCTTTCTTCGCGAACCTCATATAATGTCTCATTAAATTCATCTTTAACTTCATAAAGGTTGAATTGTTTGTAAATATTATTATTGTCACCATAAACAGTGTATATACCGCTAGAAAGCGCTTTAGTTTGATTACCATATAATGCATGAGCAAGAGTTGACGCATCATGTTCAACCATTTCTATTTCAACTGTTGTTGGATTAAAAAATGTATTCGTTAAAATAATTGCTTGTGTCGGTTTACCGATAAAAGGTATAGTATTTGGTCTATTTGAAGGTGCAGATGACGGGGTTAATGTTAAAAACACCAAGTTAGTCGTTGTATCAGTATATCTATACCTAATTGACTTCTGTGAAGAATTTGATAAGTTAGATGTTATTGGTTCGCAATAAAAAGACGAAGTAACTAATCTATAGAAATTAGGTACCTTTCTGTTATTGTCATCAATATATTCAATTCTGTAACCAACAAGCCCTTGTGGTATAAATTTGTTTCTATCATCAGATGCTACGTCATTTAGGTCAATCACTAACCCTCTAACAGAAGGTA